AGAACTTGGTGGTGCAGGAGCCGGTGGCGGGCAACGTATCCGTACCACACCAAAACAGGATCTTCAAGCGGTGTTCCGCCAGGCATCTGGTCAAATCCTTGGCCGTCGTTTATCTGATGCTGAAGTCGAAAAGTTTGTGAAGGCATACAACCGTATGGAAGTAACAGACGCTATGGGTGGTGCTGCGGCTCCGTCGGTTCAGACTGCCGCCACACAAGCAGTTGAGGCTGCGGCTCCTGATGAGGCTGCGGCTATGGGGGCTTTACAGTTGACGAACATTATTGATTCCGCAATCAAGGAGCTTGGCTAATGTCTGAACAGGTTTTGAACACTAAACAGGATTATGCAAATCGTCTTTTGCGTTTGCAGGAACTTATCAATAGCAACGATAAATACATTGGTCAACAACCACAGTTTTCTTCTAGATACAACGAAGCGGTCAGTACACGTCAAAAACTGGTGAAAGACTATCTGCAAACCGTTGTTGACATGAGAACAAAATTTGGTGTTGTCGGTTCAGATTTCAAAGTTGTCAAAACTGTTCCCAAATCTTTGACCGACCTTTTGGATTTGGCTAATGGAAACAACATTGAAGATGTCGTTCAAATTGTTGTACCACAAGTTTTGTCTAAAAGGATTTCTCCTGCAACTGCTCAATCTGCTGGAAGTTGGGGCATTTCTGCTACCCCTGCACAAATCAAAGCAGTAAAACAAAAAGCAGTACAAGGACCCAAACTTTCTGAACCTGGTGCAGAAGTGGTTACTGGTCCTACAGGTACTACTGGACCAACAGAACCGACTACGGGAGGTGGAGGAACTGGTGGCGGTACAGACAAAACCAAGAAACCTGCACTCCCAAAGAATTGGGAAGCACAGTTCCGCCGTATGTTCCCCGAACAATCATGGCTACTTGACCTTGACAAAACCAAATACCCAAAACTGTTCTCACTCATCCAGCGCGGTATCTCCGATCGGATGTACGAAACCGCTGAAGGTCAGCAACGTTTCGCAGCAGAACTAAGAAACACTGATTTCTATGTCGAGTTGCGTAACACAGACAAGGTACGCCAAATCAAATCACTTGTTGGTGATCTTGGATTTGACTCCGTACCGTTCAACAAGTTCCTGACCACAGCATCCAACATGGGATGGGAAGGCGAAACCCTTCAACAAGAGGTCTATAAAGAAGCGTTCCGTAAGAACGAAACAGGCCAGTATGTCAACCCGACAGCCGTTACCCGCGCCAAAGCATCCAACAACTATCTTGCTATCGCCAACATCGGCAAAGCGTATTTCAGCCAGGTAGCAGACAGCACCGTTGAGAACGCCCTTACCGGTGGTATCACCAATGAAGATGTGCAACGTCAACAGCGTGAACTAGCCAAAACAAAGTACGGTCATTTGTCTAACTTGATTGAGCAAGGTTTGACTTTGCAGGAACTTTCTTCACCATTCCAACAGCAGGCTGCTTCCATCCTTGAACGCTCCACCGATTCGATTGACATGGGGCAAGCAATGTTTGAAGCGGCATACAACTATGGCGAGACAGGTCAGAAGCGGATGATGACATCGGGTGAGTGGGAAATTCTTCTCCGATCAGATGCGAAGTACGGTTGGGATAAAACCGAGAACGCTAAACGTGAAGCTCGCCAACTTGCCAGCAGTATCTCTCAAGCCTTTGGAAAGGTTATGTAATGGAAGACCAGTCAGCATTTGACATTCTTGTGAACACACTGAAGTTTTACGGGTTGGTGACAGATACCGATACCCGTCTTGTTGACGCAATCAGGACTGCATGGACAGGGAAAGTAATCGGCCCTGAATCCACTGTTGACGACATCGGTATTCAGTTGCGTGACAATCCTGTGTTTCAGGAACGATTCCCCGCAAACCAAGCACTCAAAGCAGCAGGCAAACCGCAGTACAGCGTCAGCCAATACCTTCGTCTTGAAGGCGACTACAAGCAAGCCCTTCAAAACGCTGGTATGCCCGCAGGGTTCTACGACCAACCACAAGACTTTCAGAACTTCATCGCCAACGATGTCTCTGTACAAGAAGTCGAGGCTCGCGCACAACTCGGATACCAAGCTGTCCGTCAAGCCCCACCCCAAGTAGTCGCTGAATTCCAACGTCTCTACGGAGTATCCGAAGGAGAACTGGCCGCCTACTTCATTGACCCTCAACGGATGCGACCCACCTTTGATCGTTACGAAGCAGAACGCCAAGCCCGTTCAGCCCAGATCGCTGCGGCTGGAACCACCCAAGCAGGGATGACAATAGGTAGAGCGCAAGCCGAAGAACTTGCCCGTGCCGGTATTTCAGGTGAGCAAGCACAAGCAGGGTTCCAAGCATTAGGCGAAAGTCAAGGACTGTTCCAAGCGCAGATGCAAGGTGAAGAAACCATCAGCCAAGAACAAGCTATTGCTGGAACATTCGGCACAAACGCTGAAGCACGTAAGGCAATCACAGATCGTCGCCGTCGCCGTCAAGCAGAGTTTGAAGCAGGCGGTTCATTCGCAACAAGCCAAGGTACACAAACAGGATTGACTACCATCGGCTAGGTCGTTGCGTAACATAAAAAGTTATGTAACAATAAACCCGATCCCGATGGGAGGACTTGCTAATCGCCCCCCGAATTAGCAACGAACATAATGGGGTGCAACAACCAAAGGAGCCACTGTTCTTCCTCCAAGACCAGTGCGGCCTTCAAACTCAGGAGAGTGCCATATGTCAAATTTTGACGATTATTCGGAAGAAGATTTCACGGAGCAAGAATCCTCAAACGGCGGAAACCCCGTTCGACAGAGGATGAAGCAACTGGAGAAAGACCTACGAGAAGCCCAAAAGCAACTCGCAGCATCCGCCGAAGTCCAAAAGAAGTTGGCATTTGTAGAAGCAGGTATTCCACTTGATTCTCCAATGTCGAAATACTTCATCAAGGGCTACGACGGTGAACTAACCCCAGAAGCAATTCGTGAAGCGGCTCAAGAGGCACAGTTGATTGCACCAACACAACAGGTCGCTGATACTGACAAGCAGGCTTGGCGCGAGACAAACAAAATCGCGGCAGGTTCAGAAGTTAGTCCAGCACCACCAGGGTGGATTCAACGCATCGAAGCCGCTAATTCGGAACAAGAAATCATGTCAATCTTTGCCGAGGCACAAGCCCAAGGTATTGATCTTGGGGATTTATAAAAACTTCAACCCTGTAAAGGAACCCCAAAATGGCTGATTATTACGCAGCAGAAACCGGTACAGCAAACCTGTCCGTTGACCAGACCGCCTTCGAGAAGCTCGCATACTTCGCTCTCCGTGACGAAATGTACTTCGACCAGTTCGCAGACGTTCAGGCCACCAACGCCACCAACCCTGGCGCAACTGTCACATTCACCATCTTCCAAGACATGGCTGCCGCTACAACGGCCCTTGGCGAAGCAGAAGACGTAACCCCTGTTGCTTTGAGCGACAGCCAAGTTTCTGTCACATTGAACGAGTACGGTAACGCAACGGTCACCACCGCCAAGCTCCGTGCAACCTCGTTCCTTCCTGTTGACCCAATCGCCGCTAACGCTGTTGGTTACAACGCTGGTTTGTCAATCGACACCATCGCCCGTAACGCAATCCAAGCTGGCACCAACGTCATCTACGCAACCGGTGGAGCAACCGATCCTTCAAGCCGTACAACCATCAACTCCGACGACGTTCTTACAGCGAACGACGTACGCCGTGTTGTTGCACAGCTTCGTAAGGCAAACGTTCCAACACTCAACGGTTCGTATGTCGGAATGATCCACCCTGACGTTTCCTACGACTTCCGTAGCGCAACAGACGCAGCAGCATGGCGTACCCCTGCTAACTACGTCAACCCACAGGGCATCTACACCGGTGAAATCGGAATGTTTGAAGGTGTTCGTTTCGTTGAGGCTCCACGCGCCCCATTGTTTGCGAACGCATCTGACAACTCAGGTTCCGCTGGAACGATTGACGTGTACGGCACATTGATCATGGGTCGCCAGGCTCTTGCTAAGGGTATCTCCCTTGGTGGCGAGTACGGCGCACAGCCTTCAATGGTGTACGGCACAGTGACCGACATCCTCAAGCGTTTCCGCCCAGTGGGTTGGAAGCACTTCGTTGGTTACGGCGTGTTCCGTCAGGAAGCTCTCCGTCGTATTGAGTCGGCTTCGTCGATTGGCACCAACGCCTAATTATTGACTGAACCCAGTTAGCGGAAGCCCCCTGTCAGAAATGGCGGGGGGCTTTTGCTTTGTGTTATTGTCTTTGCACCAACGAGTTTTTGGAGATTTGAAATGGCAGCAAAAAAGGCTCCTGCTAAGAAGATGGCACCTGCAAAGAAGTCAGCTCCGAAGAAGTCTGGCAATAGTGGCTCTGCTAACGCAGCAGAGAAGCGTGTTATGGATAGGAAAAAATCCAAACCAGTTGAGCCTGGCGATGCTTACTCTCCGTCAAAAACAGGAGATATGGGTAGGCAACGTGCTGCGGCTCGTATGAATAGGCCAGATCGAGAGTGGAATCGCATTGAGATGGACAGCCCAACAACAGGTGGGTACCTATATGACGAAAGCACAAAACGAAAAATGATTGCCAACTTTGCGTATGGTCCCGCAAAAAACAAAAAGAAGAAGTAACTTCTTTTATTCAACATGGCTACGTTCAGTCCCCCAACAGACAACTTTGTGTATTGGGCCGAAGACGGTGAAGAAGGAATCTTTTCGTATCTGAAGCCTGGTCGTCGCGGAAGAAACGTATTCAAACTGACCGACGGTTCCTTCACCGAGTATCAACCAATGGATCAGGACAGCATCGCCATCACTTATCACGGTGGACACATCCACCCACTCACCGCCGAAGAAGAACAAGACCTTCGGGATGCTGGATACGGGGATTACATAACGGTATGAAACACCAAGAAACGCATCCGAATTTGGATGTGGAAGGATGCTTTGGATGTCGAGTTGCCGGTGTATCTTTCGGCACCAACACCACCACCACCCGTGGTCAGGCTGTCTCTGAAATCAACCAACGCGCTAAAAACTGGGACAAAGATATGCCTGCCTATAAACGGCTACGCAAGAACGGTGTGCAACCAAAAGGTATTGACGGTGCCGCAGCGTTAGAGGCTAGAGCGT